TTAAGGTATTCACCAAAAGATGAAAAATATTATTTTTTTAGGGAAAGTAAGAAATTCAAACCTTACATGACACTTAAAAAATATGATTCTTTATATAATAAAGAAAATTTAAATGAATCTGCTGAGGGTGGTAACTACCTATTAGTATACCACAGAACCAATAAAATTTCAGCCAATGGTATATTTGATAAGGGTTTTTCAAAGGAATATACAGGAACAAACGCAAATATAGCGGGACCAGGTATATATTTTACATTTTCACCAGAAGAAAGCACAAAACTAACAAGTGGTTTTGGACCAATTATGTTAGAATGTAGACTGGAGGGTGGTATTAAGGATTATTTAATACCACAAGGGTGTGTTGTTAAGGGGGTTAAATGTAATAAACCATTAATTGAACAGTTAATTGATTTAACATATCCCAAATACAGGGATGAAATGTATAGAAAATATGAGAATGAATATAGAACCGATGATTTATACAGACATTTATGTACAAGCGGTGATTTAGGTAAAACAAAAGTGCGTGGTATTATATATTATTATTACGTCGGTATCGCCGGGGTTGCTGCTGATTGGGGTAGTATTATCGCATATAAATATAGTACAAACGATGGTAGAACATGGTATAATGGTACTGATGAAAATAAAATAAATTTCATTAAAAACCACGGTGATGCGAAATTCGCACTGAATAAATTTATTGCAGATGGTGTTATTGAAGACACATTCGGTAAATCACAAAACAGTATTGCGGCAAACCAACAATTTAATGAGGGGTTTTTAAGGGTTATTTTAAGAAAAAACAAAAAAGTATCTTTCTATAGCACCAAAACCGGTGATTTAATATCATACGTTGGGTTTGATAAAGCGGTTTCACCAGAAACAAGAGTAGAGGACGGTGTTAATGTTGTTGTTATACCAGTAATAATAAATGGTGAAAAATATGAAATTAGAGAATTGGGGGGACAATACGTATTGTATAAAGAAATTAATTCATATGAAAGTTTGAAATTAGATGATGGTACACCTATTAGTACCGAAATATATGATAAAATAATGAATATGAAAAAATAAACATAATGGAATATTTAGATAAGTTAATTAAAGAGGCATTAGAAGAGTTGAAAAACAACAAACAAGATGAATTTGATGATTTGGGGGATTTGGAGGATGAATTCACCCTTTCAGATGATGAGTTGGAACAACTTAAAGCACAAGAACAACCAGCACAAGGCACCAAAAAGGGTGAACGTGGTGCGGCTTTCAAAAATAGTGATAGAGAGTGCGCAATAAAGAAAGCATCAGATAATGCCCTTTATAATTTAAGACACAACCTACCAGCCTCATCATTTTTAGGTAAAATGTGGGATACAAGCGCCAGTATAAAATATCCAGATAAATTAGGTAATGGTAAAGACCCACTTACACCTGATATGTTTGGTAGGATTAAAGCACAGGTGGTTGGACCAACCAAAGTTAATGCATATAAATTTCCAATAATAGTTGTTAGTTTATATAACATTGATCCTGAAGACTGTAAACAAATATATATACAATTTAGTCAAACCGGACACACTGAACGTGTAAACGTACCTAAAACCAGAAAAAATTATGGACTTGATGGTGTTTCATTTATAATCGCTTCAGAAAATATTAACACGTGGATTGAAGATGATGCACAACAGATTATTAATTTTTTATCTTCGATTAAGGATGAAAATGGTAATATGAGGTATTTCAAAGACGAGCAAGAAATACAAAATCTAAAAGATACCATCACAAATAGGTGTGTTAGTGGCGAAGACATTGCTGAATTAATTAACACCGCAAACAAAAACAATATTGAAATGTTTAATGCTTTTATTGAAGCGGAAAACGATGAGGAGGTTGCTGAATATATTAAATTATATTCACGCAACAATCTAATAAATCACTTATGTGTTCAACTTGGTTTACCCGTGTCTTTTGGTAAAATTCTTAGTATGCAAAACGCAGCATTAGTACTTGGTTCAGGTAAGATGACAGGTGCAGGTGTCAGACCAACATTCATATTAACAGAAAGGCAATGGATTGAACATTTTGGAAGACGTGTAAACCCAAGCGCCGTTCCATTCTTTATTTTTGTACCATTTAAAAAACATAGAGTTAATAAGTATAGGGAACAAGCGTTTACATCAAAACCATATGAATTGGTTGATAAAGATGGTAATAAACACACGATTAGTAGCACATCGGACGTGTTAAACGCCATGTATTTTGGTAAAAAATGGCATGAATTAACTTCACAACAAAAAATAGCCGCCGCACAGATGTGTAACTATATCAACCCCTCTAGTTGTTATATGGTACAAGAATTTGACGTTTCCGACACAACACCAACGGATCCAACCAATGACAAATTTGAACAAGAAATTGGATTGCTAAACCGTTTTACTGGTGAAATGAATGCTGCGGCAAGTGAATTTGTTAAACAACAAAATTTATTGGGTAACGAAACAAAAAAAGAGGATAATGAAGAGGAAAACAAAGAAAATAACATATCCACAGAACAAATAATTGCATCTAAAATTAATAAATTAGCCTTAACTAATGTTGATGAATATTGTAATTATAACGGCATTCCATATACTAAAGTAAATGATGATGATTCAAGGAGTATTATCAACGCCTTAATGAATATAGCAAAAAAATTCATACCTCTTCGTAAACAAGAAAATATTGACATATTAGCAGGTGATGCCGTTTATATAATATGTAAAATATATAAAATAGCACTTGATTTGGTTCAAACAATACACAGGGGCACACCAAGCAACGAAATAGAATATAACCAATGTGTCAACGCTGTTATGAACTTAGCTCGTGTAGTAGATGGTTCTTGGAAAGAAACGATAAAAAAAGATAAAAACTCCACCCCCTCCACAATAGTTAGTGAGGATATTAACAACAATGATGTTCAATCTAATATTGGATTTAAAATTTATACTGATGACCAACTTAAAAGGTTTGCTTTTAAAATGTTGGGTTTAACTGAAAGTAGATATAATACATTCAATGAGTTTAAGACTTTGTTGGAAAGAATGGATAATAGCAAAAATAATTTACACTATTAATATGTAAGATACTATGGTAATAACAGATGAAGTAGCAACGATGTTTAAACGTTTTAGGAGTGAAATGGGTGCTCCTATAATGGAGGTTGAGTTGGTTGATGATCAACTATGTGATTTGTTATCCATGGCGGTTGAAGATTATGCTGAAAAGGTACAAAATTGGGTGATAGAAAACAACTGGGCACAGTTATATGGTAAGAATCTATCAAATATGGATTTAGCATATGCTTTATCAGTTAGAACCCTTGACTTATCAAAGGATTATAGTTATTGGTTTTCAAAAGATGTCGGATTACAACAAAGGGGACCTTGGGAATTAAAAAAGGATTTTGTTAAAATCGAAGCGGGTAAACAAGATTATTTAATACCAGCAGGAAGAGAGATAAATAGTGTTATGTATTGCAACCCAAGCACGTCACAAGCGGCTCTTTACGCTAATTACGGTGGTTTGGATATGTTGGGTTTTGCTGGTGGTTATGGACAAGCTGGTGGGGGTTCATATGGGCCGATAGGTGGATTCTATATAGCACAAAGTTATGACATTGCTTATATGGCAACCGATTTAGCGTATAAAAACAGATTATTAAGAGGTGATTTAACTTATAAGGTTACAGCAGGACCCGACGGTACAAGAATATTACACCTATATTCAACACCGGGTTCAAAATTAACTTTTGGTAATGTATTCAACCCAATGGGTGGTATAAGTTTAGTTGGTTGTGAGGTGTGGTACACATACTATGACACATCCAATAGTGATGCCGATGAATGTAGAAGACAAAATCCCGATATAATAATATCACCAGACCAAATACCATTAAATAAAATGGATTTGGCATATATGAATGAACCAACAAAAGTTACGGTTCGTAAACTATTCTTTGCCAAAGCGAAAAAAGCGTTATCTAACGTGAGGGGTAAGTTTAGTGGTAAGATAAGTATAATGGAGGCGGAAGCACAATTAGATTATACAATGTTGTCTTCACAAGCAGATAAGGAATATGATGCTGTGATGCAAGAGTTGGAAAAACGACTTGAGAGAATGTCACCATACGCTGTAATGGAGAAGAATGCTAAATTAACGGATGACTTAATTAAAATACAAGCAGGTAAACCAATGAAAATGATAACTTGTTAACACTTTTTGAAATTAAAAAGTATTTATTATTAAAAAATAACATAAAAAAAATATAAAAAAAAAATGAAATTAACTGAATCACAATTAAGAAAAATTATTATGGAATCTTTTGAAGATATGGAATCTAACGGAGAATTAGATGAGGGTTTCTTTAGGAATATGTTTAAAGCCGGTGGACAACAAATAGCAAATACAGCAAGTCGTGCCGTGAATGATTTTTCACAACGTTTTAACACAATGAATGCACAAGACGCTTCACAACAAGCAGATGCTATGGATAAAGAGGTTGAAGCATTACCTGCACAAATTAAAGCACAGGTAAAACAATACCGCTCCCAATTAATGTATGAACTGAATAAGAAAGTGCGAAAATATGAAACAAAATTAAAGGCAGATTTACAAAAGAAACAAACCGCAGCAACTAATATGAGAGACAAAGCAACCAATTATCAAAACAAAGCAGATAGGGCTGGTAATGCTTTGGCAGACGCAGATAAAGCACGTTATGGATATAGAGGTGGACAAGAACAACAACAAGTTGTTGCTGAAAGTAAGTTAGATAGAATCATTAGTGAGGCAATTAAAAGAAATTTAAAATAACAAATATTTTTTAATATTACATATAATAACCCAGAAGATACAACTTCTGGGTTTTCTTTTATTTACAAACTTAGGTAATATTATATATTTTTATATATTAAAAAGTATTTATAATAGGAATATTATCAATAAATTATGGCAAAACAAGATAACAGAACAGCATTTCAACGCTTAACTGATGTTATGATTGGTGTAAATGGTTCTTCTAATAAAATAACACCTAGAACCGTTACATATAATATGACACCGAGCAGTGAAGTACTATATACTTTTCCAGATAAAGCATCAAGAGACCAAAAATTGGCTGAATTAAGGCAACAGAAACTAAATGCTTATCAGTGGAAAAAGAGTGGTTATGACACCACTATGGAACAGTTGGCAGGTGCAACACAAGTGAGGGTGATGTACCGTGATGCCGATTTAATGGATCAGTGGCCCGAAATTGCAAGGGCGTTAGATATTTACTCAGAGGAGGCATGTTGTTTAAAGAAGGGTAAAATACTCAACATATACTCTAAATCCCCTAGAATACAATCCATACTTGAGGATTTGTTTGTAAACAGACTTAACATACACGTGATGTTACCTGAAGTTGTGCGTGAAACTTGTAAATATGGTAATGATTTCAGGTTATTAAACATTGATTCAACTGAGGGTGTATTAGGGTGGAGACAATTACCCGTACACCAAATGAGGCGTATTGAAAATGGTATGGAAAACATATATGGTGGTGGTACAATCAACGCTAACTTATATAATCTAAAACCAGATGAAACAAAATTTGTGTGGGAGGGGCATAATGAACAAATGCCGTTTAGAAACTGGCAGATTGCACACTTCAGAATGATACGTAATGCACAATTCTTACCTTACGGTGTGTCACAATTAAACTCCGCAAGACGTTATTGGAGAATATTATCTATGATGGAAGATGGTATGTTACTACACCACTTAGATAAAAGTATTGAACGCCGCATATTTAAAGTTAATGTTGGTGCGATAGACGAGGCTGACGTACCGGCATTCTTACAGGATTTCGCCAACACGTTTAAGAGAGCACCAATGATTGATCCAACAACCGGACAAATTGATTTGAGGAAAAACTTTTTAGATGTTAGTGCTGATTACTTTATTCCCGTTCGTTCAGGACAAGACCCAACAAGTATTGATACATTACAAAGCGCCAACAGTCAAATTCAGTTAGATGATGTCAATTATATGCAAAACAAGGTGTTTGCTGCAATGGGTGTACCAAAATCTTTTTTGAATTACCAAGAACCACAAGGAAAGGCACAAAACCTATCACTTCAAGACATACGTTTTTGTCGTTCAGTTAACTACTTACAACAAGTTGTTTTAATGGAGTTAAATAAAGTTGCCATCATACACTTATATTTATTAGGCTTTGTTGAGGATTTAACCAATTTCACACTAACAATGAATAACCCATCAAACCAAATTGAGTTGATGGAGTTAGAAAACATGACAAAAAGGTTAACAAACGCCACTACCGCCTTAGCTGAACAAGGTGGTGGTATACCTTTAATGTCTTGGCATGAGGTACAAAAGGAAATAATGGGTAAGACAGATGCTGAAATTGCAACCTTGTTAAACGAGATTAGATTAGAAAAAGCAATAGCTGCTGAGTTACAATTAACTAGTCAAATAATTAAGAAAACCAACTTGTTTGATAAGATAGATAGAATTTATGGTGAACCGGGTGCTAAATATAATTATAACGCCGCCGGACAAGATGGCGATATGGGTGGCGGAATGGGTGGTGGTGGTGGTGCTATGCCACCAATGGATGCCGGATTTGGTGATGATTTAGGTGGTGACATTGGTGGTGAAATGAGTGGTGCAGAAGGTAGTATGGATTTAGGTGGTGCACCTGAAGGTGATATGGGTGGTGCTGAAGGAGCACCTATGGAGAATATTCACCAACGTGATGGCAGAAAATTATTAAGTGAGACTATTGATGGTTTATTAAATGAATATAAAAACCTTGTATTAAAGGTTGATTCTGATGATGAACCATTACAACGCCCTAAAAGTATGAGTTCCAATTTCTTATTGAATGAGGAATTCAATTCATCAATTAAAGAAATTAATTCTGAACTGGAAAAAATTGAAAAACAGGGGGACAAATTCAATAACTTGTTAGATTAAAAAGTATTTATAATAAATAAAATATGGAAATGAAAAAAGTCAATTTAAATACAAGCGAAACTTTATCTCAATTAAAGGAAAGTTTCAATAAAACCATTGATAAAAAAATTAAAAAGGTACAATTAACAGAAAAATTAAAAGAGATGGACGGTTTCTCTTTTTGTGAATCTAAAATGTTGTTTGATACCCTGCTTGATAAATTATATGAAAATACAAGGGGTAAAAAATTAATCACTTCGTACATTAAACTGATTAAAGAGAACAAATCTATAAACAATGTTTATAGGATAATGGAGTCATTTGGTAAATTAAATAATACAAACCCAACGCTTACAGCTTATTTAATAGGTGAAATGTGTAACAATATCAACCGTAAAGAATTAAGTGGCGGTGAGAAAAAAATGAACACCATACTAAAAGAAGCGGTAAAAATTAACGGTATGTCTGTTGAAGATATTAACAACATTGTTAACGAAAACAAAAAAATAACAGATAACATATCTTATTTTTGTAAAAATAAGATGAAATCAAGCAACTTAAACGAATCTATTAAGATAATTAACTCAATTTCAGAATTACTCAATGAAAATAAAGTTAACACATTGGATGAATCTAATAATGTTGATAATAAAACTTTAATGAGGGATTTAAACAATTTAATGAACAATGATTTGACCCTTTGGGAGAACAAAGTGATTAAGGATATTTCAATGTGTACCATGTCTGATGGTAATAAAGAAGAGTTATTTGAAACCTATAAGAATGATTGTATATCAACAATAGATGGAATGTTGGATGATTCTGACGTTGACGCTACAAGCAGATTGTTCTCAATGAAACAACAGTTGTCTGAAAAGAAATATTCAGAAGAAACATTAACTGATGATTTGTTTAAATTGGCGGAATTAAAAGAAACTTTAAAAAATGGATAACACAACACAAAACACGGAAAACATTAATTATTGGTTTGGTGTATTTTATGATTTTGATGGCACTAATCCAAATACTTGGTTATAATTATGAGAAAAATACTATTAAATGAATCACAAATAAGATTACTTACTGAAGAAATTAATAAGAATGATAGCATTCAAAAATTAATATTCAGTAATCCATCCGATGTGTCGTTTGATGTTAGTGGCGTACAAGGTAAATTCAAACTAACACCTGTTATTGGTGGTAAAAAGATTGGTGATGATTTTATCACTTTAACCGCCGATGAGGTTAATATTGGTGGCGGTACAGCATATCAACTACATATAAAGATTGATAAGGGTTTGAGAAGGTTGAATATTGCCGAAAAGATTTATACTGCGTTCATCATGCAAGGATATCCAGTTTGCTCCAATAAAAAATATCATAATAATAAAGCGGTGGAGGGTTTATGGAAAAAATTAAAGAATAACCCACTAATACATATTGAGGAACTTGAAACAAATGGTAATTTAGGGGTTATAATCGCATATGCTGATAAATTTAATGATAAACGATAAAATATACCATAAATAAAAAAAGTGTCTTAAATCGCTTAAAAACACGTAAAAAACGAATTATAAAAAATAAACAATAAAATGAAAGTTAAAGCATCAAAAAAAGAAATCAGAGAATGCGTTGAAGGCGCAATTTTTAGAGTAATTAAAGAGGGTAAATACGGTGAACCCGAATACAAAAAGAAAACACCTAAACACGGTAAATTACAACCAACCTCAAAAAAAGGGGGTAACAAGGGAAACCATAGAATAAACTTTGATGAGG